CAACACCCTGCCGGTGACAGCCGACAGCATGATGGTCTTGCCCGATCCTGTCGGCGCAACAGCCAGTGTGTTCCCATGCTCGTCGAGCGCCGCAAGGGTGCGCTCGACAAGGAGGGATTGACGGGGGCGGAGCATCATGACTGTGGCCCTCCGTCACTGCGCCCAGCTGGGACGGCCCGGAGTGGGTGCCCGGCCGGTTGCCTGCGCATAGGCGTTGGGTGTGCTGGGCGCACTGGCAGCGGGTGCCGGCTGACGCGTGCCGCCCATCAACGCGGCGTAGTCCTTGTTGTCCGGCGTGATGGCCGCCTTGATGACGCTCTTGTCCTGGCCGTTCTGATCCTTTTCCCAATCGACCTTGCCCAGGAACTCGATGCCATCGAGATCAGCGAATCCGCTGATGCGGCGCGCGTTCTGCGCGGCAGGACTGTTGTCGCCGGGATGAACCCCACGCGCGGAGTTGAGGATCGCCTTGACGAAGGTACGACCCATGTTGGCCCACTCGGGACCCTTGGGGCTGTGCAGACCAATCAGCGACCACATCTTGCGGCGGGCGAACTCACCGTCCATCACGACAAACTCGCAGTTCAGGTAGACCGAACCTGTGTTGTCGTTGCGGGTGGCGTAACCGCCAGTCCATCCTTGGGAGGCGTCATCGAAGCCACCCGGGCGGATGGTCATGCGAACGCGAACCAAGGTGCCCTTGGGGATCAGGTCGAAGGACGTCTGTTCGGAAGCGGAATTGAAATCGAAGTAGGTCATGATCAGGACTCCTGAGTCGAAGTGGATTCGGGGGCGGAAACGGGGTTGGGGCGAGCGAAGTCAAGTCGCTCAATGGCGGGCTTGGCCGGGCCGGCGATCTTTTCCATGAGGCGGCCGAGGTGCGGCTCCTCGATGGCATCAAGGCGACCGGAACGGTCCTTGGCCGGGAAATTCCATTGGTTCAGCGTGTGGCAGACGAACGCCCGATAGCCACTGCCGTCGTCGGCCTTGAGTTCAGCAAGGGTCACGACCTCGTCGACGATCCCGGGCAGTTCGAGCCCGGTCTTGGAGCCGTCGATCTGCAGCGAGAAGACCCGTCGATTGAAATCGTCGAGGGCCTCATTCAGGATGCCGACGAACCACACGTTCTTGCGACGCGTGTGCTGCAAGTGCGTAAGCCAGCCGATCATTTCCTGGCCCATCAGACCGTAGGCGCCACGGCTGTCGGGCTTGCCGGTTTTCTCGGAGTAGGCCTGCGGCTGTCCCTTGCTCCACTGCAGGCACAGACGTCCGGCCACGGTGATCGAGTCGACGAAGACGGTCTCGTACTTGTCGAGGACCGACGGATCACCGAAGCGCGCGCAAACGGCATCGAAGTGAGCCTGGCTGTAGGGCTGGTCTTCGCGCAGTGCCGGGTTCGGGCCGCCGATGAAGACGGCGAAGTCGCGGCACTCCTGCCATGTACGAGGGCGGATCGTGTCGCCCGCCCAACCCTCGACGGCGAGGTCGCCGGCCTCAAGGTCGAAGAACAATGTCGCGGTCGGCTTCAGCGTCCAGAGCTGAGAGGTCTTGCCGATACCGCTCTTGCCGATGAGCACGCCCTTGACGCCACGGCGTTCAGCGAGGCGCTGGTCGGCTGTGATGATGGGCAGGCTCATTTCCGACCCCCTTCACCGCCCAGATCGGCGAACGCAGCAGCCACCGTGGTGACGCCCAGAGCGCCGCGCTTGCGGGCCAACTCGTAGAGATCGCGCAGACCCTGCAATCGACGGATGTGGACGCGGGCTGCGGCCTCCATGCCCTGAATCGCGAAGGCCAGGTCGTCGATGGTTGCGTCCTCCAGTGGGCGCACCACTTCATCGGAACGATTGCCATCGAGGGCCGGGATGCGGATCGTCTCCGGCAGGTCCCGCAGGTACATCTCGGACTGCTTGAGCAGCAGATCGATCAACGTGGATTTGGTTTTCATGGGGGTCACTCCTGAATCAGGGCAAGGCGGAACCCGGGCTTGCCGGTCTTGAGCGTTCGCGCCGGGGCAAACGCGCTCTTCAGCGTCTCGGGCCAAGCGTTGAACTTGGTCTCGGAGATGCGGTAGCTGATCTCGACGTACTCGGCGGGGTCTTCGCCGTTGGCGGCGATGCGGCGGGTGATGTCGTTCAGCTTGGCTTGGTCCCACTCGACCTTCTTGGGCAGGTCGGCGGTGATGCGCACGTGGCCATCATCGAAATGCACGACACCGGTGTCCTTGCCGGCCGCCAGGCGCAGTTGGTGGGCACGCTGGGCGTACCGCAGATCCAGAGCGCGATCGACGTGTTCGACGATGGCCTTGGCGGCAGCCAGCAGATCGGCCGCATCGTTCTTCAGTTGGAACAGCGAATCGCTGGACCGCTCGGCGAGCTCGCCGGCTGGCGTGGCCAGCACTTGATCGGGGGTGAGGTGGCTCATGCCGCACCTCCCGCATCGGCGCGCTCGGACGTGCTCTTGCGCAGGCTGTCGGACTCGAAGGCCTCGACGTCCTCAAGGCGATAGAGAACTCGCCCCTGCAGTTTCAAAAAGACCGGACCGATTCCTTCGGACCGCCAGCGTTCCAGTGTGGCTTCGCTGACGTCCCAACGATCAGCCAGTTGGCGTTGGTTGAGATGTTTGACACTCACGTTTTTCTCCTTTCGGGTAGTTGCGAAAACGTGAGGTCATCTTCAAATTCGGCATGTACGGGCGTCTGCCACCGCCATGTACGGGCTGATGTGCGGGCTCAGCCACAGCGCGAAAGAACGGGCCACAAGAAGCAAAAAACCGCCCGAAGGCGGCTGTGCGTGGTGAGTCCGGCCGGTGCTGGTCAGTCCAGATTGAATCCGTAGTGACCGCTGCCATCGCCAGCGATGTAGTCCTCCCAGATCAAGTTGCCGCTGAAGATGTTCTGGATGCGCTGGCTGCGGCCAGACTTCTTTTGGGCGTACACAGCGTCCAGGATTTCATGTGCGGGAACCCAGCGGCGCCCGTTTTCGAATTGCTCGAACAGATGGCTGACCACGGCAATCTGCCTCGCGCCCTTGATCGCCCAGGGCTTGTCGGACTTGGTGGCGATGACCAGCGTGTTGGAGTACCTGTCGAAGCGAACCGGCAGAGACTTCTCCACCTTGCTGCCCGATGGGGCCAGCAGCAGCCGGTGGATCATGTCGATGTCGACGTGCGGCTTGATGGCGTAGTCGACCAGGGCAGTCACGATCGGAACGATGCAGTAGGAACGCGGCGGCACAACGATGTCGGGCAACGACTGGCCGGTGGTGAAGATAAGTCCCTGGTCGGGTAGCGACGCGGCACGGAAATGCTCGAACACCTGATCGGTAGATGACGAGAGCCCCCGGACCACCCATGCATCGACCGGCGTGTCGGCAATGCGCATCTTGCCGAGTCGCCACAGTACGCCGTCAATGGCGGGCGCCGTGATGCCGCTTCGTTGCGCCTGGGGAATGCCGAGCAGGTCCGCCAAATAGTTCAACAGCTTCGCGTCGTTGACGGCATGAACGCCGACCAGCTCTGCCGAGACGTACTTGGTACGGAAGGTCTCGGGACAGCGGTAGCGATACCGACCCGGGTCATCGTCTTCCTCGAGGTCGACCGGAACGCGCTCATCGCCGCAGGCTGCCAGATAACTGCCTGCAAAGCCGATACGTTCGGTCCAAGCCGCGAGATCACGGTCGGACAGAGCTACCCGGCGCGACAGATCCCAACCGGGCACGCCGCGCATGCGCTGACCGTCACCATCAGCAACGGCTTGCATCGATCGATCGAAGAGATCGATCAGTTCAAGCAGCGAGCGCGTCGACAGGCTCTTCTGCGACATCGCTGATCTCCTTCACCAACTGCCACTTGGCCAGCAAGCGGTCGCACAGCGCACGGTCCTTTTCGCGCTTGGTTTTGATGTTGCACTTGTTGTCGTCGCGCAGGATCACGACGATCGTGCGAGCACGTTCCTTGCCGACCTTCTTCGTGCGGATGGACAGCTTCGCGTAGCTGATGTGGTGGTGGCGGAAGTCGAACGACAGGGAGATCAGGGAACGTGCGGCGGTGTAGATGTCGTCGACGTCCTTGGCCCAGATCTTCACCAGCAAGGAACGGTGGTTGGCAGTGGTGTAGCCGAGTTCGATCACCTTGACCGAGGCCACATCCTCGCCCGTCAGATCGAAGCTGCGGGGTGCGGCCAGACTCTGGTAGTCGTACTGCTTCAGCGGGATCTTGTCGCCGGTGATAGGCGACTGCAGCAGCGAGTCCGCCACGATGCGTGCCAGTGCCTCGCGGCCGTCGGTGTCTTTCGACAAAACCTC